GGATGCGTACTACACAAACAATGCTGACCTTGGCAACCCAAATCAGATTTCTGTTTTAAAGACTATTTCAGCAATTGTGATTGGTGGCTCTAATCAGTTCTTAACTATCAATTGGGGCTTTGATTATTCTGGTGCTTATCAAGCTCAAAATATCTATATTCCTACGCAAGTTTCTTATGAATATGGAACTGCTGAATACAACATTGCTGAATACACAAGTGGCATTCCAATTAAGACATTGAGAGCAAACGCATCTGGTGCGGGAAAGATTGTCCAAACTGGTTATGAAACAACCATTAACGGCACACAGTTATCCCTTCAAAAGATTGAAATTCAAGCCAAAGATGGCAAAATGGCCTAAGAGGTAAACCATGAGTAACTATACAAAGACCACTAACTTTGCGACTAAGGACAACTTATCGCCTGGCAATCCTCTAAAGATTGTCAAAGGTACTGAGATTGACACTGAGTACAACAACATTGCGACTGCTGTTGCGACAAAGACAGATAACTCTGCTGCCGCAATTACTGGCGGTACGATCACAGGTATTACCGATCTAGCTGTTGCTGATGGCGGTACTGGTGCATCTACAGCCGCTGCCGCATTAAATAACCTATTGCCTAGCCAAACAAGCAACGCAAACAAGTATCTTCAAACTGATGGAACAAATGCAACATGGGATGCAGTAAGTCTTTCTACTGCTGACATCACAGGAACTTTAGGTGTAGCCAATGGTGGTACTGGTGTAACTACATCAACAGGCACAACCAATGTTGTGTTGTCAAACTCGCCAACACTTGTAACCCCTGCCCTTGGAACACCAAGTGCCGCAGTCTTAACAAATGCTACGGGTCTGCCAATTTCAACAGGCGTAAGTGGTTTGGGTACTGGTGTAGCAACTCTTTTGGCAACACCCTCTAGTGCTAATCTAGCCGCTGCAATTACTGATGAAACAGGTTCTGGCGCATTGGTGTTTGCTACATCACCAACCCTTGTCACACCAGTTTTAGGAACTCCTACAAGTGGTGTTGCAACAAACTTAACAGGTCTTCCATTAACTACGGGTGTAACAGGTTTACTGCCCGTAGCAAATGGTGGCACAGCAACGGCAACCCCTAGCTTGGTAGCGGGGACAAACGTAACTGTTACTGGCACTTGGCCTAATCAAACAATTGCGGCATCTGGTGGTACAGGCACAGTAACAAGTGTTGCGGCAACAGTACCAAGCATTTTTAGCATATCTGGCTCACCAATTACAACTTCTGGCACTTTGGCAATGACCTATTCAGGCACTGCCTTACCCGTTGTAAATGGTGGAACAGGGGAAACCTCTTATACCAATGGTCAACTTCTTATTGGTAATACCACAGGTAACACCTTAACTAAAGCAACTTTGACTGCGGGTACTGGCGTAACCATTACAAATGGTAGTGGCTCAATAACAATTGCGGCTAGTGGTGGCACAGGCGATGTGGTCGGCCCAGCCTCTTCAACAGACAATGCAATCACAAGGTTTGACAGTACAACTGGAAAGTTAGTTCAAACGTCTTTGGTGACAGTGGCTGATGATGGTGCTATTACTGCGCCTCAAGTTGGATCGGTAATTCCTTTCTATTATGCTAATCAAGCGGCTTTCCCCTCTGCGGCTACTTATCATGGGGCTTTGGCACACAGTCACTCTGATGGTGCAATGTATTTTGCTCACAGCAGTGCGTGGGTCAGGTTGATTGATACTGGTGGGCCATTAGGTACTCCTTCTAGCGGCACTTTAACTAATGCAACAGGTCTTCCAATATCTACTGGTGTTTCAGGACTTGGTTCGGGTATAGCTACGTTTTTAGCAACTCCATCAAGTGCTAACTTAGCTTCTGCTATTACAAATGAAACAGGAACTGGTTCTTTGGTGTTTGGTACTGCTCCCGCACTAAGCAATCCAACTGTTACGGCTTATACCGAAACTGTCTATGCGTTATCTGGGACTGCGATTGACCCTGCAAACGGGACAATTCAGACTAAAACACTTGGTGCTAATACTACTTTTACTGAGTCATTGGCTGATGGTCAATCTGTTGTGCTAATGCTTAATCCAGTTACATACACAGTGACTTGGCCTACGATGACTTGGATTAACGCGGCTGGCTCTGGCTCTTCACCCACTCTAGAAGCATCATCCACAAACGTAGTGGTGATCTGGCAAGTTGGCGGGACAGTCTATGGTAATTGGGCAGGGAGTGCTTAATGTTTTTGGCTAACAAGTTAAACAAAGGGGCGGGCGCACCCCCCGCTACAACAGACGCACAATTTAACTACGTCACTATGCTCTTGCATGGCGATGGGACTAATGGCGCACAGAACAATACGTTCTTAGACAGTAGCGCAAGCCCACTTACCATAACCCGCAACGGCAATACAACCCAAGGTTCGTTTTCGCCTTATGGGTCTAATTGGTCTAATTATTTTGATGGTTCAGGTTCATATTTAAGTCTTTCATCAAATACATCACTTAATTTTGGCACTGGTGATTTTACGATTGAGTGTTGGTTGAACATCGCTTCGTTAAATGGTGGTGTGCTAATAGACTTTAGGCCAGCTTCTACAAATGGCGATTATCCGTTGATATATCAAGCTGGCTCAGGCTTGGAGTTTTATGCAAGTGGTGGGGCGCAAATTTCTAGTGGAACAGTAACCAAAGGAACATGGTTTCATTTTGCTTTATGTCGTTCTGGAAGCTCTATGAAAATGTTTTTTAATGGAACTCAAACTGGCTCAACTTATACAGCAAGTGTTAACTATTCTGTTGGCTCTACATTAGGAATTGGAACTTCTACATTTGCTTTAGGTTCTTCAATTCTTGACGGCTACATAAGCAATTTAAGAGTTTTAAAAGGCACAGCTCTTTACACAACCACATTTACCCCAAGCACAACACCATTAACGGCAATCACAAACACATCCTTGTTGACTTGCCAAAGCAATCGATTTATTGATAATAGTAGTAACGTATTTCCATTGACAGTTGGTGGAACACCAAGCGTTCAACGCTTCAACCCATTTGGTGCTTCTACCGCCTACGACACAAGCGTGATTGGTGGGTCAGGGTACTTTGATGGTACGGGTGATTATTTAAGCGTTTCAACTGGTACTGCTTTAAATTTAATCACTGGTGATTTTACAGTTGAAGGTTGGATGTACGCAACCGATGTTATAGGTTACCACACAATATTTTCTAATGGTGATTTTCCAACAACAGCGCAAGTTATTTTAGTGGTTGCCGCTGCACCAAGCCTTTACCTGTCTAATGGAAGTGGATTTACCATAGCACTTAGTAGTTCTATAAATGTAAATATAAATTCTTGGAATCACATAGCGGCTACTGCCTCGGGCACAACTTACACTATTTGGGTTAATGGCGTGTCTGGTGGTTCTACAACTAATGGGTTTACAAGAACTGCTCCATTTACAACAAGCGTTGTTGGCAGACTGTATCCATCCACCGATGATTATTACGCCAAGGGTTATATTACTAATGTGCGGGTAGTCAAAGGCACAGCACTTTACACTACAACATTTACGCCCCCAACTGCACCATTAACTGCGGTAACAAACACTCAGTTACTGCTAAACACAACCAATGGCGCAATCTTTGACAACGCCATGATGAACGACTTGGAAACTGTGGGTAACACACAGATTTCTACAAGTGTTAAGAAGTATGGAACAGGGTCTTTGGCGTTTGATGGGACGGGGGATTATTTGTCAATTGCTAGTACACCAAACTTAGCATTTGGTACTGGAAATTTCACAATTGAATTGTGGGCTTATCGTTTAAGTGGAACAAATAATGGTTTGTTTCAATTAAGCACGACTGCTGGCGGATTTAAACAAGACGATGTAAATAATTTGGCTTTGGCCTATGCAAGTGGGGGTATAACTTATTATGCCAACAACAATACTTATGTACCATCTACAACAGTTAGTAATAATCAATGGGATCATCTTGCTTTAGTTAGAAGCGGAACAACAACAACTTTGTATTTCAACGGGGTTTCAGTTTCATCAATAACAGATTCAACAAATTACACAGGAACTTACTTAGTTGTTGGTGGATATTACTCAACAAGTTATCTTTGGAACGGCTACATTGATGACCTACGCATCACCAAAGGCTATGCCCGATACACAGCAAACTTTACCGCACCAACTGCGGCACTACCAGACATTGGCCCAATCTAAGGAAACATCATGCAAATTGCAATCTTAACTAGCCCCATTACAGTTGGCGACTATCGTGAGCTGTTTAGCAATACATCATTCCCCTCAAGTGGCCCAAGTGATGAATTCTTAACTGCCAACAATGCCAAGAAGGTCAATGCCTTTAAGGCACATGACAGGCTGACTCAGAAGCTGGCTTCATGCACGGCCTATGACGATGGTGAGTTTGTTTCTGTTGTTCAAGTTGAAAGCCTAAGTGCTGAAGAAATCCAAGCAGCCAAGGATTCTGCAATGTCTCAATTAAGAGCCACACGCAATGCTTTATTGCTTGCTTGTGATTGGACTCAGATTGCTGATTGCACCATTCCCAAGAAAGCTGAGTGGGCAACATATCGTCAAACATTGAGAGACTTTCCTGCGACTGTTTCTGATGCAAGAACAACCATTGATTGGCCTCATAACCCTGATTGGGTTGAGCCTTTTGGTACAACACAATAAGGAGCAATCATGGCTGTAACTAGCGCACAAATTGTAGATTTTCTGGTAACTAATCCAGACTTGACTGATGCCCAGATCGTCAAGGCTATGGAAGTTAATGGAGTTTCTCCTGCTCAAATGGCTCAAGCTGTTGGGTTAAAAGAGGGAGATGTTGCGGCTCGTGCAGCGGCTACTATTCCTAATGGACAGACTATTACCCTTGGAGATACTGTTGTTCAGCCTGTTTATCAAACCACTGGTTCTGGCATGGATCAGCAAATTGGTGGACTTGAGAATGTTATTACCTACAAAGCTACTGATAACAAGGCAGGTGGATCGTATACCCAATACACACCTACTGGTGAAGTAGAGAAAACTGGCACTCAACAAGAAGTTAAAAGTGGTCTAAAAGAGTTTGCACTAGGTGCGGCTGCACTCTTTGGATTGCCATACTTATTGAATGCAGGTGCTGCGGGAGCTACCACCTTTGCTGGTGAAGCATTGGCTGATGCAGGATTACTTTCTGGCGGTGGTGGCAGTTTAACAGCGGGTTTAACAGTAGCAGATATTGCCGCATTAGAAGCAGGGTTGCCTACAGGATTGGGTAGTCTTACGACAGGTTTGACAGCGGCTCAAATTGCGGCAGGAGAAGCCGCATTACCTGCACTAACAGCGACAGAACTTGCCGCGTTGTCTAGTGGCGGGTTACTAACTACTGGAGGTGGTAGTCTGACAGCGGGTTTAACGCCAGCACAAATAGCAGCGGCTGAGACAGGCTTAACCACAGGTGCTACTACAGCACTTACACCTGCGGCATTAACACCTGCCGCAACGGCAACTATCCCTGCGGCTACAACTGCCGCAACTGTTGCCGCAACCGCTGCCACAACAGGTCTTACAACAACTCAAGTAGCTGACCTAGTAAAAACAGGTTTAACAACTGCACAGATTGCTAATTTGTTTTCAGCAGGAGCAACTACTGCGGCTGGTCTTCTGCAACAACAAACATCTAAAGAAGCGGCTGTCAAAGCGCAAGCTATGATTGATAGAGAGACTGCTGCTGCCAAACAAGCGGCTCAGTTTAGACCTATTGGCATGACCACTAGGTTTGGTTCTTCCAAATTTGGCTTTGATCCAGTAACAGGTCAATTAACTAGCGCAGGATACACACTAAGCCCTGAAGCTAAAGCGGCTCAAGATAGGTTTGTCAAACTGGCTGAGTCTGGTTTACAGCAAGCTGAAGGCGCACAAGTGGCATTTAAACCATTACTAACTGGTGCTGAAAGTTTGTTTAAACTTGGTCAAGGTTATCTTGCTGAGAAGCCTGAAGATGTTGCTAAAAACTATCTCAATCAGCAGATAGCTTTGTTGAAACCAGGCAGAGATTTAGAGTTAGCCAACATAGAGACAAGACTTAGAAATCAAGGAAGATTAGGGTTGTCGGTTGCTCAAGGTGGTAATTTGGGTGCTGCATCTCCTGAACTACAGGCTTTGTATAACGCTCGTGCTCAACAAGAGGCTCAATTGGCGGCTAATGCTCAACAGTATGGACAGCAAAATGTATTGTTTGGTGTGGGTCTATTGGGTCAAGGTTCTCAAGCTATGGGTCAGTATTATGGCGGTCAACAAGCCGCCTACGCACCTTACACGACTGCTTTGGGACAAGTACAAAACTTAGAGACTTTGGCACAACAACCATTGCAAATGGGTGCTAATCTTGGTCAAACAGCGGCTCAAGCGGGCTTTAATGTTGGTCAATTAGGACTAAGAGGTGCGGGTGCAAGTGTAGAGTTGGCAACAGGCAAAGCCGCTACTACCAATCCTTATTCAACAGCTATAAGTGGTTTAGCGGCTAACCCTGCCTTTGGGCAATATGTGGGTGGTTTGTTTGGTGGCACTCCTCAAGCAAGTTTGACAGCGGGAATTACACCAGCCCAAATTGCGGCAACAGAATCCCTGTATCCCTCTCTTTATGGTTAAGGAATCATCATGGCAGAAAATATCGTAGCGGGTCTGTTTGGACTGAACCCACAAATGTATGGTGAGCAACAGCGTAGAAGTGCTTTACAAGAAGGTATTGTCCTTGCTCAACTAGACCCTGCATCCCGTGGTGCGGCAATGACCTATGCGGGTGCTAAAGGGCTTGGTGGTGCTATTGCGGGTGCTATGGGCATAGAAGACCCACAACTAAAGCTGATTAGCACTAGAAACTCTATTGCCCAACAGATAGATCAGACTAACCCTGAGTCCATCTTAAAAGGTGCTCAAATGTTGGCACAAATGGGTGACCAACAAGGTGCTATGGCTTTGGCTCAGTATGCTCGTCAAGCACAAAGTGAGATGGCTCAAACACAGCAGCGTTTGTCGGCAGCAAAAGCGTCAGAGGCACAGGCTCTTCGTGAACGCCAACCAGCAGTCAATCCTAATATTCAGGTATCAGAGCAAATTGCTGCTTTAAGAATTAGTCTTAAACGACTTGAGGCAGTGCCATCTACTCCTGAAACAGATGATTTAAAAGAAAATCTGACATTTAAATTGGAAGAGTTAATGCGTGTATCAGGCACAAAACAACCAGAATTTTTAGCAAAAGAAGCAAGATTGCAAGAATTAAAAGCCTCTTTGCGTGTTCTGAAAAACCAACCAGAACCAAATAAAGAAGCTGTACAAAGATTAGAAGATAGTATTCAAGCAATTGAGGGAACTTCTAAAGAACCATCTGTTGGAACAGACAGAGAAGCTATTGCTAAAGAAATTTTCTTTAAACCTTTTACACAATTGACGCAAGAAGAGATTAAAAAAGTTAATGACATAGTAACTCAGCGTAAAAAAGAGGAAATTAAGGCGGGAGTTACGCCAGCACAACAACAACAAAAGCAAGTATCCAAAAACAAAACCGATCTTGCTAGTGAGGTAGAAACTGCCGCATACAATTCTACTGATCGAGTAACTTTGGCACGAAATCTAAAATCACTATTGCCAACTGCTTTTACTGGTGTTGATGCAAATCTTAAATTGCAAGCAAGCAGAGTTGCAGAGGTCTTTGGAATAAATATTCAAGGCGTTCCTGATTCGCA